GCCGAGGCGAATGCCTCGGTGAAAATTTTCACCCTTTCTAAGGTCCCCATTTGTGAAGGAGCTAGCTTATGGCTTCAGACCGTCATCGTACGCGTTTGCAACCTGCTACTGGCGAGATTGAACATAAATATGGATTACTCCATTCGTTCCCTCGTGCCTTTAGCTCTGCTAACGCTGCTACTGATTACGATCTCGTTGCCGGTATGGACGACATAGTCGATCCCGGTATCGGAACTTATCAGTCGGTTAACCGACTCTACCAGTACAAACAAAATTCTGCTCGTTGGCATAGTCGTCATCGCTACTTTTATGAAGCAGCAAATTCGCCTATTAGCCAAGATGAGTATTTTGATGTTTTGTATCGTGGTAGTCTCCGTTACTGGGCTCCTCCGTGCCCTTCCACCCCGAATTGGGGTGGTCTCGTCGATGAGTTAGCTGCAACTCTGGCTGGGCGCTCGAAGCGTGCGTGCATGCTAGCCGTCTCCCTCAAGGAGATTGGTAGCACGGTACAGATGTTTCGAAACCCGTTCAGCCTGCTCAAGCCTTCATGGCGTAAGGTGGCTAAACACCACCCTGCGCGCACACTAGCCTCTAAAGGGGCGAATGTGTGGCTTGAATATCAGTATGGTTGGAAATCATTCTACAACGACCTCAACAGCTTTTCACAAGCTGCTGGTAAGTCTGTTGTGGACGTGATGAACAACGATAGTGATGTTCCAGAGTTGTCCCGCTTTTCGGCCACCCAGGCTGATAGCGGAGCATTCCCAGTAATGTTTGGTGGGTACATGCATGACGAAGCTGGATGGAATAGTATATTTACTAATCCACGTGATCACGCGTATTATTCTTCTTATAGAATAATGCCATCGTGGTCATGCAAGCATCGTATGTTCTGTCAGTATGACGGTGCCACTTTAGACGGCGCTTCTGTAACAAAGAAGCTACTGTCTAATTTTGACTTAGTCAACTGGCAGAGTATCCGAGATGTGCTGTGGGAGGTTATTCCCTATTCCTTCGTTGTCGATTGGTTTGTCGACATGCGAGGATTATGGGCTCCTCTCAACTACGCTTACATCTCGCACCTGGCTTCAGGATACGTTGGTCATTCAACCAAGTATTCCTACTCCTATTCTTGCCAATACGTCCCTGGCTTCCGTTGGATGTATACAAATTACGACGATTGGAATCAGTACCTACCCTCTCCGAGGATGGGTTACTATCCCAATGAAGTCGTAGTCGATACACCCTTAGTTGCTATGGGCGATGGTATGGAATATTGGAGATCCCCAGGTATACCACCTTCACAAGACTGGTATTCTCCAATTACCAGTAGGGGCCTTTCACTAACACAGCTTGCTTCAGGGGCTTCCCTGATAGCACAGCGTATTCTTTAAACCACTCACCGAAGGGAGCCGTTTATGGCATCTTCATCTGTTACACTTTACAAGTCCAATGCTGCTACAGTCGTGTTCTCGCTTGTTTCCTCTTCTGTTGATAAAACAGTTTGGAAAGTTGCGGGTCGCGCGCTGTCGAACCCCTTTACGCTCGAACTTACCCGGAAGCTTGCTTCCGGTACTAAGAACGATCATATCGTGGTGAGATTGGCACGGGTTGAGCCTAATGCTACAACCGCACAGAAAGCTACTGCACAAGTACTCGTTGACATATCAGTACCTAAGGATCAAAGTGTCCTTACTGCTGCTATTATCTCCGAGCTTTGTGGTTTGCTGTCGTCGGCACTTAATGATGGTACCGCACTCGCTGCAACTAGCGCCAATCGTGACGCTATTGCTGACGGGCGTGATATTTGATCAAGCGCCGTTTCCGTGATCTTCTTGTTATTTTGTTAGCCACAATATTATCGTGGCTTTCGAATAGCCTTACCGATCGTGTCGGTCGGCAAGGTGGAACAGATGAAACTAAACAGCCTAACGGCATAGGAGTTTGCTATGAAATCCCTAAAGGATATACAGCAGCTTTCCCTTCATCTAATCCTCTCTTTGTTGCGCGATGCAGAAGAGATCCAGTGCCTTGACTTATCATCTTCTAAATTATGGATTCAGGAACAAAAATTTCCTGATATCATAATTAGTCTATGTAAGCTTGGCAAACGCGTAGAATCATCCCTCATCACAGGTCAATACCTTGATGTAAGTGGAGAATCGAATCTCCTCTTGGATGTTTTTCCACGACAGACTGGAAGTGTTCTTCCTTCCTTCTGTTATGAACTCTTTTCCCAGATTTTTTCTGAATCTGGTCGACCAAGGTATACCCTTGCTGTCGAGTATACACCATTCAAAGCTTTCTTAAGCGTTGTTGATGTAGATTTGAAAAGAGATCACGCGAATACGGTTGTTGCTGAAAAGGCGGCTTCCGTAGTGTTACTGTTACGTCAAATCTTACTCCTGTTTTCTAAGGCGCAAGATATTGATGTAGTTGCTGATCAATCAGTAGAAATCGAAGATTTTACTAGGCGTATTACTACACCAGTTGCTTTTCGATATCGACCGGGTTTGTCAGTCGTATTCTCATACGCACGAATGTTACTTCGTGAATTACTGTGTCCCGAAGGACTATTACATCCTTCACTCGCCCAGTGGGTTGACAACCCATTTGGTCGTCATGGGCCAGGTGCAGTGGCATCTCGCGAACGTGGACGTGAGAAATGGAACTTTATGTACGACTGTTTCAGACTACCTAGTCTGCTTTACAGTGATACATACAGCGCTCCTATTGGTAATAGTGACAGCGATGTCGACTATTACTCCCGATTATGCGTTGTCCCGAAAGATTTTCGGGGTCATCGTTTAATCTGCGCTGAACCTAAAGAGCTACAATTCGCTCAACAGGGTTTGCTTAAGATCCTTGAAGGTATCTTAGCAGGTTCCAGAATTACCAATGGTCATATTTGCCTTGATGATCAAATGCCTAGCTTTTTCATGTCTAGACATTTGAAATTCGGGACGATTGACCTGAAAGACGCAAGTGATAGGATCACTCTTCGTCTGCTTAAGATTCTCCTTCCGGAGGAAGTCTATAAGCTGGTAGTTCGTTTCAGAAGTACTGGTATCATCCTTACAGATGGTACAGTACTAAAGCAGTATAATACTGCTTTCACGATGGGAAATGCTTTGTGCTTTCCCATGGAAACGTTAGTCTTTTGGGCGCTATCGCTAGCGACTATTAAGACTAATGCGGGCTCAACGCCTCCACTATATTCTTCCTTTAGCAAGGAGGATATTGATGGTTTGCGTCGAGTTCCGCTCCGCGTCTTTGGTGATGATATCATCACTCCCTTAGAATGGGTGACGCCTGTGTCTGAGATTCTCACGGCAGCAGGTCTAGTCGTTAATAAGGACAAAACCTGTGAATTGTCGCTTGTTAGAGAGAGCTGTGGTTCTTGGTGGTATGCTGGCAGAGATTGCCGCATCACCAAGCTAAAGTTCTCATCTACAATGGATCTCACCTCATGGATAGGTTTCCAGGATGTAATCCCTCAACTAAGGATGAATGGCCTTCTTAATCTGGCCAACACTTTGGAAGCTTTCTGTTGTGATTTTTATCCGACTCTGGAGTCGTGTCGTCTCTTACTGAAACTTCGAGATAAGAATCCCGAAGAATTAGTACTCGATGATCAGCTCAGGCAATCCTGGGCGATAAAGTCACTCCATTATTTTGTTCGTTACAACCGTAACTTACAGAGGATGGAATACCGGTCTCCACGACGGGAAACAGATAACATGCGCGCACTTCCTGGTAGACTAGGATATTTATCCTGGTTTACTCAGGCTGCTACTCGGTTCCTAAACACCCACACTGAGCGTGTAAAGTTTAGGTGGATCGAGCTAATCTAAGCTCGGTCTGGGGGGCCGTTTGTTGGCGGCGCGTTTTGCGCTCTGCCTGCCTGCGGTGCTTGCCCGGTCGCT